GGGCACCGAGCAGCCCGATGGTGCCAGCAGCCGATGAGCTGGCCGCTGCCGTGCCCGCCAGCGCCAGCCTGCCCGTTACGGTGCCCGCGGCCAGGCTGGCGCTTACGCTGGCACCTGTCAGCGCCAGCGTGGCGGTAACGGTGCCCGCGGCAGCGCTGGCGCTGGCCGCGCTGCCCGCCAGTACTGGAGCTCCGCCTATCGTGCCCGTTGCCGAACTGGCGCTGGCCGCGGAGCCAGCTATCTTCATGATAGCGACAACGGAACCATTCGCGCCCGAGACAGTAGGCGCAGAACCGGACAGCACGGCATTCGCGCTGATTGTTCCGGTGGCCACGCTTACGGCAGCCGCAGAGCCGGCGACGGCCATGGTCTGCTTTACTGCGCCAGTGGCCGCGGAAACTGTCGGCGCAGAGCCGGCGACAATCCACGTCTGCGCACCTCCGGTAATAGCCACGTTACCGGACGCAGAGGAAACTGTCGGAGCAGAGCCCGCGATTACGAGATTAGCGGTAATAGCTCCGGAGGCATTGGACGCAGTGGCGGACAAGCCCGCGATCTTTGCGAGCAAGCCAAGAGTGCCGTTCCCCTGGCTGACGTTAGCGGACGAGCCCGCCACTGCGTTTATCTGCGTCACGGTGCCTGCCGCAGAGGACACCGCAGCCGCAGAGCCAGTGATTACTCCAGTAGACGAGATAGAGCCGGTAGCCGACGACGCGCTGGCCGCAGAGCCGACCATCGGCCACGTGACAGCACCAGCCTGAATTGTCACTGCGCCAGTACCGATAGACGTACTGGCAGCCGAGCCAGCGACCGGAGTAATTCGGGTAAGCGCACCAGTGCCGATAGACACCGCAGCCGCATTACCGGACAAGCCGTTCAGGGCTGCGAGCGTGCCCGCTGCCGTGCTGGCGCTGGCCGCGCTACCGGCCAGGGCGAGCAGAGCCGCCAGCGTGCCCGCGGCGGACGATGAGCTGGCCGCTGTGCCCGCTACCGGGATGGCGAGCATGGTGCCGCTGGCTGCGCTTGCCGTGGCCGCGCTGGCGCTTATAAGCACTTGCATGCCGATGGTGCCCGTGGCCGCGCTGGTGCTCGGTGCCGAGCCGCTGATGACAGAGTTCTGCACCACTGCGCCGGTAGCAACAGACACGCTCGGTGCTGAGCCAGCGATAACTGCCTTAGTGACAACTGCGCCAGTGCCCGCGCTGGCCGTTGCCGCATTACCGGACAGGCCATTGATAGCTACGAGCGTGCCGTCAGCCTGACTGCTGTCAACAATGGTGCCGGCGATTGCCATCTTATTGACAACAGTGCCGTTAGCTGCAGACGCAGAAATGGCAGTTCCGGTTATGACATAAGTCGCCTTGACAGTACCATTCGCAGCCGAGACAGATGGTGCAGTGCCGGTGAGCGCGGCATTCAGCGACAGCGTGCCTGTCGCATTATCATTCGTGTTAGCTGAGCCTGCTAGATTGCTGAACGTCGCCTTGAATACGACAGCCGAGGCATACGACAGAACCGTGGCCGACGGCATCCATAGCTGCGGAATGACGCCAGCCCGCAGATTCAGTATATAGATGAAAGGATTATTGTTAGCGTCAACCGCGAATACAGCCGGTCCTGTCGGCGTGCGGTACGGCGAGCCCGATGGCACTCGAGCAAAGCCGACGAGCAGCGAGCCGTAAGCACTGGCCGGAACTGCCACCGTCGGGAACGTAATGTAGTTGACAGCCGACGTATTGTTTCTGTTGCTCGTGGTATCAACTGAGTAGGTAGCATTCGGGTCATTGTTATTGACAGTAAATTCCTGGAAGCAGGTTTCAAATCCGGTAGAACCGATAGTAGCCGAGAACGTGATGGTCAGCGTGATGCTTCCGGTATTGACTGCCTTTGCCGACCATACCTGCTGAACGTGCGGGCTGGCATTCGTATCCGTGTAGCCAGTCATTGACTGGGTCCACGTTGCTCCGCCGCCAGACACCGCGGTAACAAAGTTCGTGTTAATTCCGGTCTTGCAGTAAAGGACAAGCAGCGCACCAGGATTCACTACCGTGACAGTGAGCGATGTCTGCCCGGTAGTAACATTCCTGGATTGCAGCGAACCGATTGCCTGCCAGCCAGCCGGTCCGCTATTGTCTATCTGCCCGAAGTCAAGCGAGCATACGTCATACGTGCCGCTGGACATGGTGCCGGAACCAGCGGTATTAGATGATCCGTTATAGCTTGTCTGAGCATTGTTCCCGGCGACAGTGGTATCCGTCCAGCCGTCAGCTTTGGCGCTGCCCGCATTGCTGGCGCTGTACTGAAGCACGTCGGTTATGAAATCGCCGGCCACAGATACGCCAGCCACCGGAATACTGAATGACGTGCCAGCCGTCGAGTTTCCGCCGAAGTTCCAGTTCACCAGCGGATTAGGCGGGATGCCGGATATCTCGCGGTAATAGCAGATGGTAATTCCGGACGTGGTAAAGCCAGTGATGCCTCCGGTATTATCCACGCCGCGCACGTAGAAGATTCCGGTATAGGCAAGCGTGGAACCATGGCCGTTGGAATAGTAGCCGTTGAATACCGGAACGCTGACACCGTTAGTGGTAACTGTCGGCGGAGTCGCAGATGCTGATGTGACATAGAAAACGAGCGTATTGCCCGCTGTAGCCGCAGCACCGAAAGTGACGCCGGTAGATGTCCCGACGCCCTTCTGAACGACACCATAGACCACTAAGGAATCCTGACTGGCTCCGAAAGACGGAATAGCATGACGGGGCTTACTCCTCCGGCAGCCGCGCATTCACGGCAGATAGAGCCATTCGCCGCGACCACCGAGGCATGAATCGGGCACAGCCAGATTTTCCGCTCGTGACTTGGCACGGTGCAGTACCGGCGATACAGGCTCGCTGGCGTGGCTCCGCATTCAGTGCGCGGAGCCACCAGCGCGCTACAGGGCTCCATTCTGGGAATCTTGAGGTCAGCGACCGCAAGTCCCAGTTCCAGGGCAGCCATCTAGACCTGGCAGATGAAACCGACTCCAGCGGAACCAGTGCCCGCGGCAGCCTGCAAGCTGTCGCCGATGGCTGGCGTCCGCGTTGACGAGAGCAGGAATGCCGCGATGACGTTCGCCGTCGTGCCGCTGGCCGCGTCGCAGCAGATTCCCCAGACGCACGTTCCGGGAGCCGATGTGAATGGTCCCCATGTGATGATCGCCGTATTGTAGATAAGCGACGGGCTGGCCACGGTCGGTGTCACCGGACCGTAAACCTGCCGCGCATAGCCCGAGGCAGTGGCGTACTCGTTGATGGACGCGTGCGCCATGGTGGCCGCGGTATTGTCCAGCACGCCGGATGCCGCCGAGGTGGACAGACCAAGATAGACGGAGCCGACTGCCGGGCTCTGCGTCTTGCGGAATACTGCTGCGAGGGCTTGCTGCTCCGCATACGTGAAAAGCTGCCCTGCGGAAATGGTACTCATTGTTTCCTTCCTACAGTGCCGGTTCGCTCGGAACGAACAGTGCGAGGTTATCTGGGTCTACTGTCGTTATCCTGCCGATTCCTTTCGTATCGGTCCAGGACACCAGCGGCCAGCCGGTTTCCTGGTCCATTTCCACTACGGTAGTGATCATGCCGTGCTGAAGGTCGAGCTCGGTCATTTCCGCCGTCAATGGCTGCCCGAGGGCATGCTCGCCATATCCGGCTTCTGACGGATGGGTATAGACGAACTCGTCTCCCGGATTGGCATTGGCCAGCGGATAATCGCTCTTTACCCTCTTCGGCATTAGCTGCCTCCCTTCTTCCATCCCTCGGGGATATCCGCTCCCCATCCCTTGGCCTGCGCCACGCGCTTGATGTAACGCCGAACCCTTGCGTGCTCCTCTGGCGTATTCGGCCGCGCACGACCGACAGCCCTGATTGCCGAGGCTAGTGAATCCTGCCCGGTCCGCTGCTTAATGGGGAAGCGCGGAGCGTTGGACTGATTCTTTTGCGACGGCGGTAGTGCCTGACCCTTCTTCTGAAGAGCCTGACGTTGCTTGAGATCCGCCATTTCTACTCTCCCAATACTTGTTCCATGTTCTGATAGCTTGCTTGCCGCTGGTGCCCTTTGTGGCCGTGCCCCATTCAGCAGACAGCGCATCGTTGACAGAGCCCTGCCCGACAAAGACAGCGCGTGCCGTGCAGTGGCAATGGTCATGCGCACGGAAATCCACGGTGGATTCCTTGTAGACTGCGCCGCGACCGGCCAGCATCGCGCAGAAGCCGCACGCGCCAGGCTCGATTACCCTTTCCCAGCCGCGTGCCCGCGGGTCAATGTGCACGGCATTAGTGATGGTGTCCCGTCCGCCCATCATCACCATGCGAGTACTTGCCCCGCGCAATGCATCGTTCGCCATTGCCGAGGAAGCGTGCGGGTCATTCTCCTGGAGGAAATGATAGAACTGGCCTGGACCCATGGCGTCAGCCACGTTGCCGATGTAATTCATATCTGGCTGAGAGCCCGGCACCGCGAAATGGTCATAGCCCGCGGTCACTCGGGCATTCGCGTAATACTGCGCCGCATTAGCTGCCGTCGCAGAATAGTGCGTAGCCATGATTCCCTTTACCAGAGGATCCAGCCGATTCCAGCCATCGTTGAAATGCTCCGGATCAATCATGCGCAGCCACAGATTGTAGATGGCCAGCGCTGCACGCTGCGCAATGGATTGCTGACTGTTCTGGTAATGGCTGAGGAGCAGTTGCGCCTGCATTTCAGGCGAAAGCGGAATGCCCTTTATCGGTGTCGTCATGGCGCTGGCTTACCTCCCGGACCGGCCGGAGCAGTCGGCGGAATGGCTGCTCCGGCCGGAGCTGCTCCCGCTGGCGCAGGAGCAGAGGGTGCAGGCACGACTCCCACGCCTGGCACAGCCGCGGCACTCGGTGTCCCGATTGCCTGCCCTAGCTGCGCCGCTGGCGCTTGCTGCGCTTGCGCAATCGCCTGTTCTACAATGGCTTGCGCCTGCTCTCGCTGCGCAGCCAGGAGCCATGCCTGCACGTCTTCGGCGGTGACGCCCGGAATGTACCGCCACAATTCCTGGACTGGCACGCCGAGCATCTGCGCCAGTTTCGTCAATCCATCAATCGTGGCGCTGAAGCTGCGCGTGCTGGTGTCGCGCCACACGACGGTTCCGAACAGATCATTCCAGCCTTGCTTGTCACCACGCGCCAGCGCTTCCAGCCGGAAGGTATTGCGCCACGGGTCCGTCAGATTCGCCTTCAGCTCATCCACGTGCCGGTCCTGGCCATCCTTGGCCGCGGCCAGCGCTTCAGCCGACATGTTGGCAATCTGCCCTAGGAGCTGATAAGGAGGCACCTGCGTTACCGTAGCCATGTGGCGGATGCCATCCTCCCGGACGCCGGAAAACGGCTGTAGCGGCGTCTCAGAAAATTCACCGAAGTGCGTGTTCGGGTCCTCCGCAGCCCAGACGCGGTCGACGCCCGGACGGAATGGCGCTTGCTCCCTGCCCTGCTCGTCCACTGGTGCCATGCCCGTGACCCAGCGCTGCCGAATGGCTGCGTACTGCTCGGACATCATCAGGTTGAACGTGTCGAAATTGATCTGGTCCTGGATGGGAATGATCGGCTCTATCTCGCCTGAGCAATCCTCCTCGCCATCCAGGTCCGTCTCGAACAGAAAGCGAATTACCGGGCAGATGCCGAGACCGTGCGCGGAAATAGGCGACTGCCCGTTCAGCAGCGGGTCGCCGGCTTCGGCTAGCTGGAGATTGTATGCTCCTACCGAGCCGATTCCATTGAGAACACTGCTGGCCAGAATGTAGCGCTTGTCCTCGTCATAAACGGAAACGTATACCTTGGATTTCCCCTTCGGCAGATTTACCTGTCGGACTTCAATTGCGTACTGCGGCCACTCGTCATCAACATCGTCGGCATACATGGCCGTCATTCGCCGAGGAGAGACCGGGCGGATTACCGGCACATCCTGCGCTTGCTCCTCATCGGTGGATAGCTGGCCTGGCAGCACTACGACATAAGAGCTGCCGTACTTGATGACCGAGCGATGCACGCCATGCTGACGAGACACCATTCTGTTCGCGCGAAATGACTGCCAGCCAGGCTGAGGCTGCTGCGGTGCCAGCACCTCATTCGCAGTCTGACCCGACGGCCGGTAGCCATCCACGTGCAGATTCTGAGAAATGACGGAAACGACCAGCGGCAGGAAATTGCGCCGCGACTTCTTCATGATCCAGCGGTATTCAGCATTGACGCCCCGAGGAGCGAAGGGCGGATCATGCCTGCCGCGCACGTATCGGCTTATGTGGCGCAGCCTGTCCTGCTCGGCCTGCCGCGAGAGCAGCGTGTTATTCGCAACGCTGACGACGTCGCCAGGGTCAATTATCATGGCTCTCCAGATGGTCGGCCAGCTTGCTCTCGCGCACTGGTGCCCAGCAGACGGGGCATTCCTTCATTACGACCTCGCCCAATTCCGAGGAGCGCAGCCGGATATTAACGAGAATGGTCAGTGCATCTTCATTGCTCACGAGAAGCTCCATATCCTGGCCTTGCCCGTGCTGGCTTCGGCTTCCTTGCGTTCCTTGTATTTCTTAGAGGCGAGAACGAGCCGGCGAGCGTGCCGCGCGATTATCATGGCGACGCAGCCGTCTATCTTGTGGACTGACTTAGGGCTTTCCTTGGAAATGGAAATGCCCCACCGATTAGGCGCACGCCGCGCATTGATCACGTGCCTGCCTAGCACGGAATCGCCATCATGGATGAATCCCGGAGGCCTGGCCTCAATTTCAGACAGGACCATTTCGCACGCCTGCGTGAATTCGCCTACGTGGCCGCGCATATCCCAGGCGACGGGCTGCGGATCCCTGCCGCCAGGCACAGCCCAGACGTCCACGATTTCCTCGAACATGGCACGCCAGGTTATCTTCGTGCTTTCTTCCCATTCCTTGACGTCCGCGAAGAACGCGGATATATGCCATTTTGCTTTCGCCATCTGAATGGCAGCTTCCACCTCATTGACCGGAACATAGCCCTTGCTCAGCGGCTCCCATATGCCGAGCGTGAATGTGAATCCGGTGGCAATGTGGCAGCCGATCAGCGCAGTAGCGTCACTCACGCGGCTGCCGTCAAATCCGAGAGCGATATCGTCGTCATCATCAATACGGAATTCAACATCAGCCATGCGTGCCCATAGCTGCGGAGTAGTCCAGGCATCCTCGGGGCTTTCCGGCCAGTTCAGGTAGAAACGCTTACTGACATCAAGAGTAGTCCTAGGAGAAAGAATGCGATTATCAACAATGTCGTCACTGTCAACCCAGTAACAATCTCCGTAAGCAAAATCAACGGCTTTTCGAATAGATGCCACATCATCCCAGTCAATATCCGGCGGAGCCATCCGAGCATCATATAGAATCCTTCCCTTGCCTTTCAGCCTGCCTTCCTCTTGCGCGATCCACGCGTCGTACGTGTTTTCCGCAACTGATTCCTTGCCGGGCTCCCAGGCATTGGACGTTTCAATTAGCCTGCTGCCTGATTTGCCTACGTTCCGGTCCATTACCTCGGCCAGGTCAACTCCGCCATTGTTCGGCAGGAATGATTCCGTCTGGTCAAGGATTCCGAATGTAGTGCGCGCTCCTTCCTCAGTTGTCGGCGAACTGGTGATCACCATCAGCTCGCCTCCGCCTGGCACGTGGAATACCGTGCGGCCAGGCTCAATTTCGTAATCCTTCAGCAGCCGACTGCCCTTCGGCAGCAGTGCCCGCACCATCGTCATCGTGTTGATATTGGCCTGGTCGTGGCTGGTCGCGCCGATCTGCACTAGCGGCATCGCTACCGGACGCCCCACTGCTCCGCCGATTACCCTGTCGTCGAAATGGTCCAGCCGAACGGGAGCCAGCAATTCAATCATTGACAGGACAGCCGCGAAAGGCGATTTCCCTGCTCCTTTCGCCCAGCGGCGCACGCCATGATAATATTCCCAGCGGCCATTCTCGCGCAGCGAATACCACCAGAGAATGAATCGCACCTGGCTTTCAATGAACTCCCATCTGTCGCCTGCATTCGGCCCGTCCGGCTGGCGCAGATACTTGCTCGCCCAGTGAATCGCCTCCCATCCAAGCGTCAATTCCGGAACGCCTTCCGGAAGAGTTACGAGTCTATCTCGCGGAGCGATAAAGGTCATGTTACTCCGGCGGACGCACGCACAGCGCACATTCGCTGTACGGATTGTGAATCGTGTAGTCGCTGGAAATGAGGGTAGCCGGAATGACAGTCCTGGAATCATCGGTGCTGGCGATGTACGGAACTACCGTGGCATTGTCGCTGCCGACAGCCCAGAACAGCACCTGATGATCATTGTGCCCGCTCGCCGGCGCAGTATTGAAATGGACGTAGCTGCGCGCAGCCGCGACCATGCCATTGATCGGCGGCAGCGATGGACCGCCTCCAGCCCGCGGAGGCATTACGGCATAGCGCAGACGGTAGCGCTGGCCAGCGTGCCCGCTCCGCCGAGCGTGGTGCAGTTGGAGCGCGCATAGCGCTGCCGATGGTCCGAGCGGGCAGTTACCCAGCCCGAGCCGGTAACGCTGCCCTGCGCAGTGTACGTCGTGTTATCGGGGCTTGTTTCCAGGACCGTGACTGTCGTCGGGCTCGGGCTGGCCACGAACATGCTGAACGCGCCGAACGTATTGCCGGCTCCCGCGTCGTGCTTGTTCGCGCCTGCGCCGGTAGCGGAATGGACATTGTTGACTGGTACTGGCATTATGTCGCCTTCCTGCGATTGGTGATTCCACGCCTGCCCGCGGCTTCTGCGAGCCTGCCTTGCTGCCGCGCTCGTCGCTGGCGCTTCTGCATTTCTGCCTGAATTGCGGTAAGCTCTGTCATCTGGTGCTGCGCCTGCGCTGCATTTCCGCCGCGCTGCAATGGCTGCTGATAAATCTTCTCCAAGCCTTGCAACTGCTCCAGCGTCATCTTTCCGTAATCCGAGGCAGGCAGCCTAGGTCCGGCAGATTTCTGCGGCGTCATTATGCCCTTGTCTGTCAAGCGCTTGACAGACGCCAGCGCGGCAGTATCCTTATTCTTCTGCAAGAGCTGACGCGCCATTTCCGGGCTCATATGGATTTCGCTGCCGCTCGGAACCTTGACGACGATGGCCTTCTGCCCGCTATTGAGCTGAGCCTTTATGTCGGCACTGCGCACGCCAGCCAGTTCTTCAGGCGAGTACAGCGGCGCACCTGCCTCGCGGTGCTGGTCATGCAACTGCTCAACAATAGAGGAATATTCGCGCTTGCGCATTTCGGCCGCGTGCTCGGGCGTGCCCTTCTTCGGAGGCATTTCCCAGTTCGTTCCGAATGAACGACGCGCTCCCATGCCGCGCAATTCCCCTTCAAGCCTGCTGATCTCCCTGCGCCGAGCATTGATGGCAAGCTCACTGCCTCCGCGATCCAGCATTCGGTGAAGCGTGGCATTCGCAGTATCGTATTCCTTGCTGACTTCCTCGAATGAGCGCGTCGCCTGCATTCCTCCGCCGCGCAGCCCTCGCGTTGCCGCGGCACTTTCTGTTCCGCCCATGGGTCCCGAGCGAATAGTGGTGCTGCCGCCAGGGAATCTGGCTTTGTTCTCGGCTTCGGTCTTGGCTTTCTGCTTCGCTTCCATTTCGGCGATCATCCGGCGCAATTCGTCAGGTGAATGGCCTCCGGTGCCAGGCGTAGCACCAGCCTTCGGCTCTCTGCTGAGCGTTTCCGCATAGACAGTGGAATTCCTGCCCTTATCCCAGCGCACTTCTACGATTCGCCGACCATTGCCATACGGGTCGTCTTTCTCGTTGCCGGTAGCGACGCCTACCTTGCCCGAGGAATGCTTGACGCGCTCGCCGCGCATGAAAGGCTTTTCAGTTCCGGCTTTCAGGGCAGCCCTGCGCTTCTCAGCCGCTGGCCTGCCAGCCAGGCTCGGCTCAGGTGCCATAGGATGCCTGGTCGGAGGCGGACCAGTGCGCTCATGGCCTGGCCGCGGCTGTGCTCGTGGAGTTAGATTGTGCCTGCGATTTGCAGCCTTTTCCGCTTCTGTCAGTTCAGATGGCTTCTTACCCGCGGCCAGCTTCCGCAGCGTTTCATCTAGATGGCGTTCCTGGCTCGGCGTCTCGTGCGCTCCGCGCTCGGGTGCACCTGGCTTCGGCGTGGCTTTGTGCTGCTCGCCTACATGGGAAAGGTGATGGACAGGCGTGCGCACTGGCTTGCCGCGACCGCGATCCCATACGACATGCGGCACTCCCTTTTCGTCAATGTGGTGCACAGTGCCGACAGAGTTTCCACCTTTATAGGCAACGCGATGGCCAGCCTCAATCTTACCGGATTCCTTTTCCTTGCCAGCCTGCTTCGCTTCCTCGGCAGCCCGATGCAGAATGCCGGATTTGCTCCACTTGCCATGTTCGCCGCGGAGCTCGGTAGTTACGTCCCAGTGCGCCATTATGGCCTCTTCAATCGCTGCGCCAGTTGAGCGCTCACTGCCGCAGATGTAGCGGCTGCGCTCCTAGTACGAACTGTAACACGTGGTCCGCTTTGTGCCTTCTGCAATTTCCGGGATTCTGCCTGCTGCCCTTGCCTGATGATGGCCGCGTGCCGCTGCCCTGTCGCCTTCTTTATTCCGGCTGCCTTCTTCCTGGCCGCGGCTTGCTTGCGCTCTGCTCTGAGGGCAGTGGACTGATTCTTCATGATAAGACCACGCGCTACGGTCAGCGTCCGAAGGTACTGGCGCTGTGCTGGCGTCAATCTACCCGCGGATTTCACTGCGGCTGCCCGCTGCGCGAGTATCTGCTTTGCCTGCGCCATCATTTGAGGGGAAATGGCAGCGGCCGGAATCTGCGCAGCTTTCTTGTACGTTTGCGGCTTCTGGGTTCCGCTGCTGCCGAACTTGCCGCCAGCCTGCCGCGGCTGATTAGGATTCAGTCCCATAACTGCACCAGCCTCAATCTGGCCTGCCAGCCCTGCACAGCCTCGTCAGCGGCATCCTCGTCAGCGTCCTGCGGCTCGGGATCGTCCAGCTCGATGCGGCTGCGCTTGCGGTCTGTTATCGTGCAGCCCAGCCGCTCGGATAGCCGCGTGAAATTGCCGAACCAGCCAGGCGAGGCAGTGCGAATGCTCATGTCGTAAGCCCGAGCAGCGGCTACGGCAGTAGCCCAGTCGCTAGCCTCATAGAAATCCGCCTGGCCGGACAGCTTCAGGCTCCGGAACCAGGATTGCACCTCGGGCAGCCAGTGCTCGTCCACGTCGGGTATAGGGATGCCTGCTCGACGCGATGAGCCCTTCGCTACGGCGATATAGCGCGGGTCGTCGCCTGGTCCCATGCTCTTGGACGCAGCGGAGCGCTTATCTGGTCGCTTAGAGGCCATGCAGCACTTCTTGATGACGCTGGATCATGTTCTCCGAGACCAGTGCGCCGCAGTAATCGCACAGCACGCACATCAGGGTCCCGGATTTCTTGTCGTCCGGACCCACGAAAAGGCGAGCGCTCACCGGCACTCTGATTGATTCAGGCATATCACCACCAGCCCGCGATATGCCCGACAGCAATGGTGATAGTGACAATGCTGAGCGTGGCGATCACCAGCAGGATCTCGGTTAGCGTATATGACCTCATTATTGCCGCATTCCTTTCGCTATATACCAGAGAGTGCCGAAATACGCGATGGCAGCTCCTATAATCGCGCCTCCACAAATCACCAGGACTATTTCCCACCATGTCCAGTTCACCAGAGTCCCATTCCGAAAGTCCTGGCCTTGCTCGACAATCGGGCTGGCCT